CGATGGATCCAGCCTGCGCGCCGGGCGTCATCACGATCTCGTCGGCGGCGGAGCCGATCCAATAAGCGGCGCTCGCCATCATGGAATTCACCTGCGCGACGATCGGCTTTTTGCCCCTAGCGTTGCGGATTTCATCGGACAGCGCCTGGATGCCGTTCACATTTCCTCCAGGACTATCGACGTTGAAGACGACGGCGGTGACGTTCGGGTCTGCCATCGCAGCACGAAACCCGGCACTGAGGCGTTCGACCGACGTACCGCCCGGACCGGAGATGTTATCGACCTGCGATGCGTGCTGGGCGATGATGCCCATCATGTTGAGGACGGCGATGACACTTCCGCCCGCCACCGTCCCACCGGCCGCCGGACGGGCCGCTACCAATCCCGCGTCATCCAGTGCATAGAACTCGACGGTACCGTTGAAGCGGCGCTCTCCCTTCAGGTCGGAAATCTCCTGGGCGGTCAGAAATACGCCCTCGGCGCGGCGCTCGACCACCTCGGCAATCGCTTCGAGCCGGTCGTCGAGGATGGCCCATGGCATCCGCAGCAAGGCCGCACGCAGGTGGGGGAAGTTTGTCGTCATGCTTCAATCTCCGCGATATCGCCCACGTTGGAAGGCAATGTGCTGATGAGAGTTCCTTTCGGCGGCTGGTCGCCACCATTACCAGGCAACTTGTCGGAGGTTGCAGCGGTATTCGGCTCGAGGGGTTCGTCGAGGCCTTTAAGATGATTGTATCCGAGCGCCTCGCGGGCCTCGTTTCTGGTGAGGATGCCGTTGAGAACCAACCTCGAGAAGAATTCCGCCTGCGCTTTCGAGTCGCCGCGGATCAGAGACTCCGTGTCGAACCGGGCTGAATAGATGTTCGGCGCCAGGATGAGGTCTCTCCGGATCGCCTGTGTCCAGCACTCGAGCCAAGGGTTGAGATTATTGCGGACGAAGGCCAGCATGATGGCCTCGACGCCGGTGCCCCAAGACGTCTGGTTGGTGATGTGATGCAGCATCACCGGAGGAACGTCGAACCAACGGGCAATTTCCTCGATCTGGAATTGCCGGGTGACAAGGAACTGCGCATCGTCTGCCGTCATCGCGATCGGCTTGAACTCAGCACCGTCCTCTAGGATGGGCGTCTTCGCCGAATTGGCCAGACCGTTATAGAGATTGCGCCATTCGGACTTGAACCGCTCGAACGCCACATCGCCCATCGACTTTGGCACCGTAACGACGCCGGATGGCCGCGCACCGTTTGAGAAAGTGCGAGAGCCATATTCCTCCGCCGCCAAGGCGAGACCGACAGTCTCGCGGGCATATGTGACGGGCGAGACGCCTACGATGCCGGGAGCGATCGCCGTGCGCAGATGCAGAACCTCGTCCTGCAGCAGTGTCCGTCTGTTCCCCCGCTCATCAGACACGTCGTATTGCAGCGACCAGTCCGGCATCCGGCGCACCGAGACGCGGTCCGGATGCAAAGGTTCGAGACGATCAGCAAAGCCTCTCGGCCCCGGGATGATCTCGGCATAGCCGTTGCCGCGCAGCGCGAGGTGCATCATCAGCATGGCGCGGAAGTCCCATGCCGTCTGCCAGCGATTTGGCTGATGCTCTAGGATATCGTTGAGAGGGTGCTCCGGTGCCTCCGTCACCGCCGTCGTCTTCGGGTCGGTCCGATACATGCGGAGCGGCAGAGATGCCGTCATTTTCGCAAGAAGATTGACACTGTGGTAGACAGCTGAGAACCGCATCGCCAATTCCGGCGACACTGCGCTGCCGGCCTTGCTCAGGATTCCGGGTTCATCCGTGTACCACCGGTCGTCATCGGCCGTCCATTGCGTCACCGTTCCCGCAGCGTTTATCCGGCTGGCGGAGGACATGCTGTCGAGAATGCCCATCAACGCACACCGAAGATCGCCACGCCAACCAGCACGGCCCCCGGAAACAGGAATGCACCAGGAACCCATATGAGCGAAAGGCCATAGGCCGAAAGCCCGAGTCCGAGCGCCAACATGGCATCGCGCATCGAGACGATGCGCGTGATCGCGGCCATCACTTTCATGCCAACCTCATGCCACGCGGAGCCCGCGTTCCTCGTAAATCAGTCTGTTGCTGCCCGGATTCATCGACATCATCACGACGCAGTTAACTGTTGCCGCAAACGGATCGATCTTGCCAAAGCCGCTCTCGTCACGCGCGATGCGGATGCCGGTCGAGGTCGGCTCGACAATGACATTGCCGGAACACCACGCCATTATGCGTTGCGCTGCGTGCCGGAACGATCCATCGGCGAGCTTGCGCTCGAGGGTTTTGATGGCCCCCATTTGCGCGACACCCTGCTTCACGCCGACGAGCCTGCCATCCTCGGTCGTGATGCCGATCGCCGCGAGTTCGTCGACAACCATGCCGGTCACCGCAGGGTCGAGACCGACTGAATGCAATTTCCCGCTGACGTCACATAGCTCGACGATGTCGATGATCGCGGCAAGATCGTCCGGCATCTCGTCGACCAGTACGAGATCCCCGTCACCCATGAACTGCTCGTAGACGGTCAGGTTGGCCTTGCGCCGTTCCATCGCGATCGGAGATAGAAAGGCCTTGTTCCAGTTGAGCCACCGGCCCGTTTCTTTCTCCCGGCCGAGAACGGCGAGCCCGAACAGATCATCGAGGCCGCCGCCATCCATCGATATGACCAGAACTTCCGACCGTTCGATCAGACTCTCGAGCGTGAGCGCCGGCTCCGCGCCGCGTTCCCAGATGATCGCCCCCGCCCAGCCATTCGCCCGCAAGCTGCCGCGGATCTCGACATTCAGATGCTTGGCGAGGAAATCCGCGAGATTGGCGGGACCGCCGCGCTGGGCTTTCTCGAACTGGTCGACGAGATATTCCTCATCCACGCTCGCGCCCAAGTTCGGGTTCGGAATGTAGAACGTTGTGGGGTCGAGGTAGCGCTTCGATTTGAGGTACGATTGCGGATATTCGTAGAGGACGCCCAGGCTCTTGTTGTCGATCACCTTGCCGTCGCGGATTGCGCGGAATTCCTCGAGCTTCTCGGCGAAAATCCCCGTCGGCGGCGTATCGCTCTGCGTCGATGCGTAGATGACGAAACCCTCCGGCCTGGATGTCAAGCCGCCCTGCGCCTCCCGCAACATCGTGGCGGCATTGGCCTTCTTGCCGAACAGCCACAGTTCATCGACGAACAGGCCGATGGTCTTCTTTCCGCCCACGACCTCGCTGTCGGCGGCAACGACCTTGAGGGTCGCTCCGGTGTTCAGGTGGGTGATCAGCCTCTGATTGGGGTTGGATTTCAGTATCGTCCGCAATTCCGGGTCCGCAGCCACCATGTCGTGGGCCGGCCGGAACGAATTGTCGGCGATTTCCCGTGTCGGAGAGAGGATCAGGAACTCGCCGGAGTCACGCCAGTTGCGAAGGCATGCGGTCGCCATGATTCCCGCCGCGCCGGTGCTCTTGGTGTTCTTCTTGCCCACCAGCAGAAAGAAATACTGGATCAGGCGCCGCCCGGTGCTCGCGTCATATGCCCCAAATAGCGCTTCCGCGAAGTTGAACAGCCAAGGCCGGCATACATCGCCGATCGTCGGATGGCCTGGCAGGTCGATGAGCTTCAGGCCCTTGAAGATGTCCATCGCCGCAGCTGCTTCGGCCGGGAACAACGGATCGAATGGGATCAGCGAACGATTCTCGACGATGCGTGTTTCCCAGTCCGGGCAGGCCGTCGACCATGTTGGGATCATTGCATCGTCTTGGACTTGTAGGTCTGCGGCGGCTCTGGCGTGGCGAAGCGGCCTCTATTGGCTTCTTCCGCCCTGATCTTGGCCTGCTCCTTCTTGCCCAGTCGAATTGGGGCGGCGGTGGGGGCATCGTCATCTCCGCCCGGGGTGACGGTCACCGTGAGGGACGCCAGCGCCTTGATCGCGGTGACACTGCCCTTGGCGGCTTGCTCCTCGAGCAGGTCGATGAGGTGGCGGCGGTAGAGGTACTTCCCATCTCGAAGTTCCTGAGCGTAATGCGCCACCAGCGTCTCAACGCTGATCTTCAGTTCCTCCGCGATCATTTCCTGCGAGCCGTTCGAGGCCACGCGCTTGACCACAATTGCCCGCTGCCGTGGCGTTGGCCGATGTGGCGGCCGGCCGACCGGATTCTTGGGTTCACTCATATGACCGTAATGCCCGTGCCTTGCGCTCTGTGACGGTTTTCGCAGTGTGGCAGGAACCGCACCTGAGCCGCACGTTCCGCGGATCGAATGCAGCACCGCCATCCTTCAGTTCCTGGATGTGATCGCCAAAGATCCGGCAGTCCGTCCGGCCGCAATCCTCACAGCGCCGCCCGCGTTGCTTGATGATCGACGCCAGCGTTTGCCGCCATTCCGGTGTCAAGTAGATCGGGTCAGCTACCTTTGGAGGTGGCGGCACCCGGCGATGCTCGAGGATAGGAAGCCGCGGACGGATCGTCCTTAGAATGGGCATACTCAACCTTCGATAGGTATTCTGCCGGGGTCATAAACTGCGATTAGATATTGGAAAGCGGCGCAACTGCGGAGAATGCCGGATAACGCGCACAAACCTGACAGGTTGTCAACAAAAATGATGGAATTCATCAACAGTTAGGCGAAACACCGCAAGGCGCCGACGGTTTCGTCTCAAATCGAGTTTGCCGGTAAAATCACGCTTTCCCGCAAAATTTCCTCACACAAAAAAATCGCGCGCGTGAGACCCCGTGCGGTGCAACCCCCTG